TTAACCGTTGCGGCCACAAAGAACGAGACTACAGCGGCCCTTCAAATAGCTCGTCAAGCAAGTGGGATCTCCGATGAAATATCTAGGGACAAGCAGATAAAAGCTCTCATTGATTCCCTGCCAGAAGGTATGGACAAAGGGCAAATGTACCAGAAAGCCAGTATGTTCTCTAGGGCAGATTTTGAAAGAAAGGCTCGAAAAGAGAAGCAAGATACTTTAGACAGTTTTGGGAAATCTATTAAAACTGCCGATAGCTATATCCGAAGTGGTGAAGCTGTTCCTAACTCGGTGATTGATGATGCTCCTGTCGAATACCAAAATAGATTACTAACGCTCATAAAAAAGAAAACCGAAGATAAAATGTCGGATGATGATGCGACATACAACAGTCTTTATGAAGCTGTCATGGCCGATACTCTGACTCTTAATCAGGTTAAAGAAGTTCAAGATTTATTGACTGATAGAACATACAGTCGTTTTGAATCCATAGCATTACAGAATGCTCAAAGAGGAAACAGGCATCAAGACTCTATAAGAAACCAAGCACCAGATCAGCATTACGATTTAGTAAAAAGATACATAATGCAGTTGGAAGGTGACCCAGATTTCCTTAAAGCTTATGGCAACGATTCGCTAATTAAAAACTCTGATAAAGCTAAAATATATAAGGCTTTTGATGCCGCATTCATGGAGCTTCAAGACGTAAAAGGTATAACCAAAACACAGATGAAAGGCCGACTATATAAGGCACTTGAAACGTCAGGGGTAACTGTTGAGGAAGATGCAGGATGGTTTTGGTTTGATAAGACCACAATATCTGACAAGCTTAAAGTGGATACTACTCCTCTCAACATGAACAAAGAGTATCCTGATGTGAACTACAGATATGTCGATGGGATATATGCAGACTTCTTACGAAGGTATAAGAGAGTGCCCACTCAAGCAGAGATGGACAGAGCTATTGATCTTCTAAAAACTACACCTAATTTAGATGCGTCTAAACCCCCAAAATTATAGGACAAGAAATGCAATTTAAACCAAGCGAAAAGGTAATTGATTTTATTAAGGAAACAGAGAGTTTCAGCGCAGTCCCTTATGATGATAGGGGACACCCTGCCATAGGGTATGGACAGCGTGATTTTGATCCTTCTCTAACTAATATTGATGAGGCCAAAGCTGATGAACTTTTGAGAAATCATTTAACAGGTATTGGCCAAAAGTTATCGGAACGTATTAAAAGAGAGGACCTCACTCAGACTCAGATAGATTCTATATTCGATGTTGCCTATAATATGGGTGTTGGAAAGCTAGAAGGGTATGACTTTTTTAAGAGGGTCAACAAGAATAGGCCAGGGGATATTGAGCAATTCTATAGAACTGCTGTTAAGTCAACCAACCCTACAACAGGTGCGAAGGAGACTTTGCCAGGCCTCGTAACTAGAGGTGCGGCCAGAGCAGATATGTGGTTGAGCGAAGCTTCTCCTATTGATGCTACGGTAGAGCAGAATGCCGCTAAGAACATAAGAGGCCTTATACCAAACATCGTAGACCAAGCGGCTACCCCCGAACTCACTGGTCAAGGAATGGTTGGTTCTGGGCAGGAAAGAACTGCTTCCGTACCTAAGCCATCAAACAACTATAGAGACATAATATCTTCTGTTGTGGGTAAGGCAGTCGCTAACGTGGATGCCGCTGAACCTCAAGGCGCTGATGTGTCTTTGGCATCAGAAGTGTACGATAACGAAGATTTCAATTACGTTGACCAAGCAGAAAGACTTTCCCGAAAAACAGGTATGAGTATCGATAAGGCCACATCGGAACTGGCAGAAGGGAACTATGATGATGCTGTAGTCAGGCATCAAGCAGACCACCTAAAAAGAATGTTTCCCACGCTATCTAAATTTGCAAGTAAGCCTGATAACTACCCGCTTATTGCTAGAGATCTGGAGGGAGCTAAATCTATAGAGATGGCCGCACTACCTATCCAGAAGAAAACAATACTCGACGATCTTAATAGGGCCTTCTACGGACCTAACAAGAAGATGGCATACAGTACGGCAAACACACTTATGTATGTAACTGGGATGAAGGATTCGGCAGAGTTTATTAAAGATAAAAAAGCTATCGATTCAGCCGTGGAGCCTAACGAATATCTCTACCAGAAGCAGGTAGATAATATAGCCAGGACATATGGTATAGAGAGGGAGCAAGTTCTGGCTGCATACGCTAAGTTTGGGCGGGCACTATCTGAGCTTGAATATGATGAAAGTACACATGGCGCAGTCAACCTACAATATTTCAAGGATCTTCTTGGAGCAGGATACGTTACTGCAGAATCCTTAGTAGATATGGGAATGGCCATATATGAGAACCCTAAAGGCTTTATGGTTAGAGGGATGGAGAGTGTGGCTCCAGTGATTATGTCATATGCCGCCGCAATTATCGGTGGTATTGGTGGCGCGGCAGTAGGATTCTATACTGGTGGGCCTGCACTCGCTAAGAGAGGTGCGACGATAGGAGCAAAAAGTCTATCCGCTGTTAGCACTTATGCCATGACGACAGCAGAATATATTAATGGTGACATTGATTCTGCAAGGCTCAACTATGTTAATGATGAAACGCTTGCGAGATTGGCAAGAGACAAGAGCATAGGGTTTTTGAATCCTAGCCCTAGAGGATCAATAGACCCTTCACAAAGAATTATCGAAGACATTGGGCTGTTGAACCCAAGACAACCATATATAAATAACCCTAATGATTTTGATATGCAGGGATATCTTGAAAGCCCTGAGTTTAAAGAAGCTAAGTTTACAGCCGCGGCCATCTATGGTCCCACTCAAGCAGGCTTCGAGTATGCAACCACCGGACTTCTAGGGAAATACGCTAAGTTCGGTGTTAAGACCGGAGGCCCTGTCCGTACTGGAGTATCAAACATGGTTTCTAAGGTGGCTAAGATTCCAATGGGTGTTGCCAAAGAAGGTACTGCACAGCTAGTAGGCGAGATGGGTCAGCAAGGTACATCAAGACTCTTCTCCAACATATACCAAGGGAAGTTGACTCCAGAAGATAATGCTGATCTATTCATCGAAGCGGCAGAGGAAGGCTTTAGTGCTTTCGGGCCAGGTGGCGTTTTAGGGGCATCAATAAGTGGTGCTAAGTATGCACTATCCAACTCATACAAAATACAAAGTACTTTATCTTCCGGTCGTGGCAAGTTAGTTGATGGCGCAAGTAAAGCAACACGAAATATTAAAGAAGCATATAAGGCACTTAGAGATTATGAGACTGTCACTGAGGTGGCCGAAGCTGTTCGTAACTTCAAAGGTAAAGAGTTCGCAGGAAAAACTAAGCAATTCGTAGAAGAGATGCTTAAACAAAAAAGAAAACCTAAGAACACTGAGCAACAACAGCAACGACAGAAAACGGAACCTGTAAACGACGGAGATGATAGTGTTCTGGATCAAGAAGTTGAGCAGGAGATGGCAGAGCGTACTGAATCCGTTGAGGATTCAGCGGTTGTAAAAGCAAGCCTCTTAAAAGCAATGCTCTCAACTATGGGTGTGGCACCCGATGCTTTCTTAGCTGAAATGTCTCCCGAAGTGGCCAAAGATTTTCAGAGAGCTATCGACGACGACACTATAGTAAACATACCTTTGGCAGATTGGATTATGGCGATCGCAGAGTTCCCAGAGCTTGATGGTATTTCTCGTAAGTCAGGTAATCAGTTCAATGCTTTGGAGGCAGAAGATATTGCCGCAGCTGTTACCGAATCGCCTACTGTTATTTTGGGGGAGGAAGCACCTTCACCTAAGAGAATTCTTAATGATGAAGGTACTGTGTTGTCCAGTGATGTACCAGACGCGCCAGGCCCATATGAGGAAGGAGAGGAAGGTAAGCCAAAGGAAGGTACTCCAGAGGAAGGTACTCCAGAGGAAGGTGGAGAAGCCACAATCAAAGCTCCGCAAGACCCACCACCAATAGACAAAATTACCGAAGCTGTTAATCAAGACCAATTTCCCCCTTTAACCTTTGAGCAACTAGAATTAGAGGAAGGAGATCTTGACGCTCCTGTTCTCAGGAGCGTAGCTCTCAGAATGAGGCTTAGAAATCAAGACGAGATTGATGCTTTCAAAACACTTGTCTCTCAGATTAAAGCCGCAACTAGTAGGAAATGGATACCTAGAGAAGCCGCAGGATTCGCCGCTGAGGTTCAATTCAGACACATAAGAAGCAGGGCCACAATGCTTGGCAAGTCCATTAAAGAAGTAGCCGCTGAGAACTATTTCCGTCCTTTCCCAGAAGGAGAGGAGAAAGGCGGTAGAACTCTGGGATATTTTTCCAGAAGTCCTGTCGGGTGGGCAATGACTTTTATTGCCATCAGAAAGAAAAAAGCAATTAGTGGATGGCGAGGTGACGTGCGTGTTCTTATGCACGAGATGGGTCACTTATGGTTAGATGAAATGGCCAGAGATTGGACCCATATTCATAACATAGCTGAGGAAGACCTTACTCATGAGCAAGCAGAATATAAATTTGCCATGGGTGAACTAGCAAAGAGATTTGGGTATGAAGATCTTAAATGGATCTCCGATTCAGGAATATATGCGGAATCCCCAGAGCAATATAAGGAACAAATTAGAGCGGTTCATGAGTCATGGGCACAGACGACAGAGAATTTTTTCCTGAATGGGAGCTTTGGTAAGTTTGGTGAGTCAATGCAGAGAGTTCTCAACTCACTAAGAAAATATTTTGCTAAGATAGCTGACCATATTGCTTCCGGCTATCCTCAATATCCTCCGTTAGAAATGGATAAGAATATGAGTCGAGTGTTCGCCGCTATCATTGGTGCCTCGGATAAGATAGATTCTGAAATGTATAATATGTTTCCCGAAGCTGATATAAAATCGGAACTCCTTGGGGCCGCAGGAGATAGCATACTGGCCGCAATACGAGTGGCATATGAAACCTCAGTGGTCCAAGCATATAGGCGTGTGTTCAATCGTAATATAAATGCGCAACTTAAACTTATGCGAGAGTTTGAGGAGGAAGCTTATGCTCAAGCAACTGACAATCTCTTCACCACAAAAATGTCTATAACTCGAAGGTCGTTCGATGAAGAGGCGGTCATGAGAAAGGAAAATAAAGATCATCCTGATAACAGAATTACTTTTGATTCTATAGTTAAGCTACTTTTTAACGGCGATGAAAAAGCCGCAATGGAGTGGAAAAAATCTGTAGGCACAAAGTTTGTCTCTGGTAAAAACAAGAAAGCATCGAGGACAGCCGCTGAGTTTATGAAGCAGATAGGTGCCAGAAACGCTAAGGAATTAAAGAAGATTCTTGAGGATGCAGAGAACCTAGAGTTCTTCGTTGAACAAGAGGCCGAGAAAATTCTTGAGAGGATGGCACCACCGATAAAAACTGATGCTGAGATTCATGAGATTGTCATTGATGAACTTTCCCAAGTGGATAGAGATCAATATTTAAAAAAGACCTTTGCTAATATGGCAGAGCAAGGGGCTAAGCAGTTAAAGAGCTTGGTGAGTAAAGGTGTTGCCGTTCCGGCCAGCTACTTGGCCAAAAGATTAAATACTACATATGTCACAGACCGTGCCACTAAGCTCATAGCTAAGACAAAACTCAGCAAAAGTGACCCTATGGATTTCCTTCAAGCATCGGAGGCAGAAGGTAAGAAGGCCGCAGACAGATTCCATAAGGGTCAATTTATGGCCGCTTTGACGGCCAAACAAGAGCAAGCAATACTATACCAAGCGTTTAGAATGTCCCAGTCGCATAAGAAAGATATTGCTAAAACTAAGGTTCTCACTAAAAAACTTATAAAGGGATCTCGTAAAATACTGGGAGCTAAGTATGATGTCGAAGTTCTTGAAATAATTAAAGCTGTTGAACTTGTTATGCACCCTACTAAGAAGTCTATCCAATCAGGAAAGTTCGATAACATGAGGGCCAGATTTCCTAAGCTTGCAACAGAGAATTTCAGCTTTGGTCAGTTCATGACTGAGGAGAGAATAGCTAGAATAAACGAGCAGATTGGTACTTGGTTAGATAACCTCGATGGTAAGTATGTTCATGACGCTACAGTGGCCGACGGCTTTAGACACGCATCAGTCCAGAGGTCGCTTATTGCTTTGGCAAAAAATGCTAAGACAATAAAAGACCTGGACAAAGAAATTGATGGGGCCATGGCCGTAGACGAAGCTGTTAGAATAATCAAAGAATCCGACACTTATAAAAACGCAGGCGGTCGCTATACGGATTACGCTAGAAATCAAGCTTTCACTCCTGAGAACCTTCTGATCTCTATCATGGGTGATGATGCCTATTTTGATTCTTCTGTCGCTAGTGTGTTCAAGTCCTTTAAAAACCATGCCGCTGTTATGTCAATTAAATACACTGACTTTAAAAATAACCTGGCCAAAGACTTAAAGAAGCTGGAGAAGAAAGACCCTAAGGCAAAAGGCATTAAAGATATTGCGAAGGGCATGGTCCCTTTCTCCAGAAAACCAGAGCCTGTTCACTCAGAAGTTCTTGACTACACTTTTGAAAATGGTGTCTGGGATATTATGGGAATACTCCTATACTTAGGGAGTCCACAGAACAAAGAAATCTTTTTCAAAAACGGGATAGGCAGGAACAAAGATAAACCCTTCGGCGACTACTTATCATTCGACGAGTCTAGTGTGGCCCAGATGGAGCAGAAGATTGTCGATTTCTTAGCAGAGATGGTTGATAACGGTGTCATGATTAGAGAACATTTTGATGTGCTTCAGACTGTTTTTAACGAGCTTAAAAAACTATATCCTGCAGTTAGGAAAGCAGTACATGACGTTGATGGTTTTGTTATGGGCAAGATTGAGTCCACACAGATACAGACTCCTTTCGGTCCTATCGAGGGAGGATACTTCCCCGTCAGATACGACACATATTCAGGCAGAGGTTCTGAAAACCGGACAATCAATACCAATGAATTTCACCCTTCATCAGACGAGAGTATGTATATTCCTGACTTCTATCCATCGCAGGATAAGAGTATGACTTTCACTAGAACCTCTGTTGATGCAGGATTGAAAATAGATTTTGGTCAAGCGACATATGTAGTAATGCAACAGTATAAAATTGCTTATCTCAGAAAACCTTTAGAAGGTCTTGGGAAGATTTTTGGTAACACGGAGTTCTTACAGGTTCTTGATGAATCCTTTGATGGAGATCGGGACGGATATGCACTACTAAAATTCTGGTATGAGAGACAGATTCAGCAGACCTTCGTAGACCCTAAAACTATGGACAACAATGAAGGAGCATTAAACTATGCCCGACGAGGTGTATATATGAGTCTCTTTGTGGCCGCTATCAAGTCGACGGCCACTCAGTTCATAGGGTTGGTCCCTGCGGCTCAGTACGCAGATGGTAAAGGCATAGCCTCAGAGTTCGCGGCCAATGTGAAAACAATAGTTATGAACCCTAAAAGGCTCAACGACATAACGGCTAGAATTTCTAAGCTATCCCCCGAGATGGCCGATAGATTTAAAAACCACTCAAGAAACTTCACGCGGGGGAAGGAGCGCCTTAAATTAGGAACTACTCGAACCGAAGATATTAAGAATTACCTATCTGAGAAAGGTTTTAAAAACGGACTTTTTCAAAAAGCTGTAAATGCTGATGGTGAAGAGTTGACATATCTATTAATGCAATCTGCGCAGAACGTCGTCGACGTTTCCATATGGCAACCGACTTTTGATCAGCAAAAAGGCAAAGGTGCTAGTACTGCTAAGGCCGTCATGATCGCCGATCGTGCAGTCAAACAGTCTCAAGGTAGTACGGCCATATATGACATGACCCGTATTCGATGGGGTAGTGAATTTAAAAAGCTGTTCACTTCGTTTATTACACCCATATTGGCACAGACGCAAAGAGGACTTGAGCTATTTACTCAGACCAATAACCTCGATGCCCCCGACCGATTAAAGACAATGGCACCTTGGCTTATGTTATCAGTCATATTGCCAGGCCTTCTCTCTAGTATGCTTAATCAGATGAGATATGGGGTTGGCGAATATGAAGACGATGATAGTCTATTTGAGAGAATGATGAAGGATTATATGCATGGCTCCTTAAAAGAGGCCGCTCAAGTCGCACTCCCTATGCTTGGGTCAAGTCTTTACGACACTATAGTTCTGGACAAAAGCTTTAGTGGATCTCCTATCCTTGATATTGTCGGCAATAATGTAGATCAGGCTAGAAATGCAATAGAGAACTATGTTGATGATGTCCCTGTGAACACCAGAGAGCTAAAAGGTTTTCTAAATATGCTTACTATACTTTCACTGAACCCCACTTTTTCTCTGGTCGGAAAGTCAGTAGGGTTTATGGAGTGGTTTACAAAGGACGAGGTAGATAAGAAGTATGAGCAAAGGGTTAGAAGAAGAGCAAGGAAAGCGGCTCGCTAAAGCAGATAATGTTGCTACGGCACAAGTCGGGCGCTATACTAAACAGGTACTCAGGAGTTATATATGTCAATAGGAATTAGTCAGGTAGCGTTCAATAGGTACACAACCAACAGCGCAACCTTTAGTATTACCTTTCCAAGGTTCAATGAGAACGAGGTTAGGGCATTCGTAGAACTGGTGGCCGACGGCACATTGACCGAACTGACACTAGGTGCTGACTTCACGTTATCCAATATATTGCCGTCTGGAGGTAATGCCACGTTGACATTAGTTGACGCAGGGCAACCACATATATCTAGTGGACTATTGGACAACGTAACATACTCCATGATTATTGAGTATAAGCCCGAAGGGAAGCAGGAGAATAGTTTCTCCAACCTTGGGCGCTTTGCTCCATTATCTTTTGAGAAATCTCTTGACCAACTGACCATGACAGTCAAGGCACAGAAGAGAATTTTAGATAGAACTATTAGGTTTTTACCTAAAGATATTAACGCCAGTTATGACCCAGTGTTTCCTAAATCCATTGTTGGCCAGGGTGATAAGGTACTCGCAGTCAATGATGCCGAAAATGGTGTGAAGTTTGGACCCACAACAGCATCAATATTCGCGGCGGCGGCGGCGGCGGCGGCAAGTGAAGCTGCGGCGGCGGCAAGTGAAGCGGATGCGGAGGCAAGTGCAGTAGCTTCCTTAGCTAGTGAAACTGCGGCGGCCTCAGCACAGACTGCTTCCGAGGCGGCACAGACTGCTTCCGAGGCGGCACAAACTGCGGCAGAAGCGGCTCAAGCGGCCTCAGAAGCGGCTCAGGTTCAAGCTGAGTTCAATGCCCAACTCGATGCCTACGCTAACCAAGCAACGGTTACAGCGGCTTCCTCACCAGTCACAGTGGCCGACGATACTTTATATGTCTGCGATACTACAGCAGGTGATATTACTTTTAATCTTCCTGCATTGGCAGGACTCCCCACCACTTGGAAAGCAGGCTTCTTAAAAGCTGTTGATGCGATAAACGATATAATCGTAGATGGTAACGGTGTTGAAACAGTGGCCGGTGGATTAACCAGAGTCACAGCAGATATCGGAGTAGGTATTCTAGTTTACCCTGATACTGCCTCAAACTGGAACGGTCCATACTATACGGCGGGTTTTACGCCGGGCGGCAGTGGTGGTGCAGGCGGCGGTGGCTACTCATTTATAGCCAACCAAAACATTACGGCGGCAGGACAAATTACTCTTAATGTTTTAGCACCGCAACAATTCCTAAAGCTTACTGGGGATGCCGGAGCGCAGACAGCATCAACAACTCCTTTCGTATTACCCCCTGCCGATGGTACGGTTTTGGTTTTAGAAGGACAGTCAGGAACTAATACGCTTACGATACCCTTCGCAGATATTGCCGGAGGTTGTCTACTTAATGGTGATTGCACTCTTAGGTTGAACAGCACCTTAACATTAGTTTATGATGGGACAGCAAACAGATATAAAGAACTAAACAGGAAGGCATAATATGAGAAAGATAGGCACGTTTATACTATTACTTTTTATCCCTATTCTTCTGGTTGCTCAGTCAACAACCAGAAACTATATTGACTACATAGCTCCGAACTCTAATACCGAAGTTGATATTGAGACAGGTCTTAAAGTCAACGGCTCTACAGTCACAGTAGACAACATACTCGACGAAGATGCTATGGGTTCGGACTCCGCAACTTCCTTGGTTACTCAGCAAAGTGTTAAAGCTTATGTTGACGGCATTCAAGTAGTTACAGATGCGGCCATTACTGCCTTAGATGATAAGACAGTGGACGGTCCTGCAACTTCAACAGACAACGCGATTCCAAGATATGATCTGACTACAGGAAAGCTCATTCAGGATTCTGGCATAACAATCGACGATAGCAATAATTTACTAACGGCGGGTAATCTCAGCAGCGCAGGTGTTACTGCAAGTGGTACTGTCTCCGGTGATGTAGTATCAGCGACAACCACTCTGACTTCACCAGTAGCAGATACGGCCATTCTATATTCAAACTCAGGTGACGTGTCAGGTGATGCGGCCTTCCTATCTTATGACGATGCTTTAAAAACATTATTCGTCGATGGTCAGCTTCAAGTTGATACGATGGATTTCAGAAACGACACCATAGCAACAACAGCGGCCAACGGTAGCATACAGATTCAACCATCAGGAACAGGTCTTCTATATGTTGGTAGTGGTGTGGACGTTATTGGGCGACTGACTATTAGTGGCGATATTCTAATGTCAGGTACAGGTCAGCTTGATGTTCCCGCAGGGACAACAGCGCAGAGAAGTGGGACTCCTAATAGTGGGATGATACGATTCAACTCTACTACTTCGGGCTTCGAAGGTTACAACGGTAGTGCTTGGGGCACTCTCGGTGGTGGTGCCGGAACAGTAAAAATATTTGAACAACAGAAATTTGAGTCCGATGTAAGTGCAACTTCATTTACTTGTGGAACTAATTTAACGGCGAGTGATGAAACTGTTGCTCCGTTGTCTGGTTTAAAAAGTATTGACTTTGACCAAGGCGCTACTGCGGCTTCGGCAGCGATTGTGTGTGCAGGACCTACAGTAACCTTAGAAGTTAAGGCAAAGGGTAAGTTCGCAGAAGTTTGTTTCAACTCTACATGGAATGGCAACGATAACGAGATGGCCCTCAATGTTTATGACAACACTAATACCATTGAGTTAGTACAAGTTCCTATTGTTG